TTTAAAAGGCTGATATCGCAACCAATTTGCCCTCCATTCCATTGGACTCCTACGGAGTTATCAATGCGGATCTTTCCGTGTCCGGAGCCCGCTTGGTTTCCGAGCGCAATGCATCCGGTAAAGACTTCGCCGAACGTGAGACCCAAGCAGTCAACGGCATATTCGGAGTGGTTCATCTGGCAGTTAACGAATTCACCGTGTGCATCGTTGCTGCCCGCTTGAACGCTGACACATACTGAGTTGAAATTCATCTTGCCAGTAGCGAACATGACATTCCCGCTCTCGACCCTCACCGCGAAAGCGCAATTGTCGATCGAGAAATCGGTCACATGATCATATTCCGCCACGTTGGTGTAGCGGATGCCGTGATAGCAGCTCTTTGCGCGGACCCCTCGAATGAGGCCCTTATGTTGCCAGCTGCCTGCGCTGAGTTCGGCATAAAGACCAGAGCCGTTGATGTTTTCGAACTCGATCATCCCATCGATCATATATCGGTCGCAGGCGGAAAGCTTTATCCCCTTCTGGCCGCTATCGGCGAGTGAGCCGGGATAACCTGTATACGGCGTGGCATCGCCAACGAAGCGGAACATGCCACGCAGCATCCAGTTGGTCTTGTTGGTCATGTCTAGGATTGCGATATCGGCGGTGGTGCTGATCGTCACCGGCCCATTGCTTTCGATCTCGATATTGTCGACACCGGTCAACGAGCTGCTGACGACATAGCTGCCGGCCTCGACAATGAGACGCTTTCCGGCCGCCGCAGTGATTGCATCCTGCAACGTCGGATAATCAGAAGAGAGGACAGCTGAGCCAAGCCCTCTGCCAGATGACGCAGCGGAAGCGCTTTTGAAAACGGCAGCACCGCGATCATCAAACCATCCATGAACGGCAAGATAGAGATTGCCGGCGGCAGCCGCGCGATGGCGGATTTGTCCAGATGTGTTCGTCCGGACGCGAAGGCTGCCCGCCGTATATTGGCTGGCCACTTGGATATGACCAACGTTGGTCCCGGCGTTGCTGGCGCCGACGGCAGCATCATTGATCAGTGGCGATGAAAGAAGAGCACCAGAAGTTACGGTAGCCGAGGTGAATGACGCTTCAAACAGCGCCTCAACTTCGATCCCGGTCGGAATCCCGGTCAGACCGAGCAGAGCCGCCGTTGTCGTTGTTCCGATGGCGGCCCCACCATTCTGCGGCAGAGGGTCGAGCAACATGTGACGGTCGCCACGTTGGATCACCCGCCGCCACGCGCCAGAGATGCGGTTACGAGAACCAATGCGGCGATATTTCGTGTAGCCGGCTGGATAATTGGGAGTGCCTGTCGGATTGAGGCTTTGCGACATGCCGATCGCGCTCAGCGCACCGTTCGTGCAAACGAAGATGTGCCACACACCGTCCGCAATCGCGCTGTCGAAGCGCCCACCGTTGCCGGTGCCATAAGCGACGTCCAGCTGGCGCGTCACGGCAGGCCAGACAATCAACACAGGCGTTGTGTCGTCGCTTGCAGCCACACCCGCCGCGATATCCAGATCATTCGTCAGGTCAGTGGCGTTGTTGCTGATCTCGCCGCCGAACAGATACCCGCGTAGGATCGTCCCGCCTTCGAGCGCGACTTCGGCCCAATGCTTCGCGGAATAGGTCGTCGATCCGTCGCCGCCGGCCGGTACCGAGACCGGTACGCCGAAATTGTTGTTGGCCCATTCCTTGGCGCCATTGCGCGCGCCGATCGCGCCGGTCATTGCAGCTTCGGCCTCTGCGACGATAGCCGCGTCGACCTGGTCAGTGATCAGCCGGAAGGTGTCATCGATGATCGTGCCGAGCACTCGCATGCCGGCCAGAAGGCCGCCAGTGGCGATATCGTTGCCCGTGTTGGACTTGATCGTCAGCGGATCTCCGCCGTTGAAGGAAACGGTCACCGGAGAGGCGTCGTTCGTCTCGATGAGGTCGAGGACGATCATCGCCGAGGTGGATACAGGAATGCCCGTCACTGCCTCGATAGCGCTGGGCTCGCCTTCGGGCGTCGCGGTTGCTGCGATGAACGAGTAAGGGAGATCTGCGAACCGCACCCACGAGCCCGTGCCGCTGGCGCCGAGCTTCCGGTAGATGCCATTGTTGTCGGCAACAGGATCTCCGTTCACCCAGGCAAGCGTAAAGGCGGGGTGATTAAGGTCGGCATTCAGCGCCGCCAGCGACAGGAAAGAGATTGTTGCGCCCGAGGACAATGCGCCGATGGTGGACTCGACCCAATAACCCCACGCCCGGATTAGAGCTTTGTCAGGCTCGTAGGGGCTGGACGACGGGCCATCTGCCCAAATGACGAGAGCGCTTTCAGGCATGTGTTTTTCCTGTTCAAACGGTGATTGTTGATGAAGCTTGGGTGCTGGACGGCACGCCGGAAATGTTTTCGGCCCCGCACCAGTATTTCCATGTCCCGGTACCGGGAGTGTCCGTCAGCGTGATCGTCTGGTTGGCAGTCACGTTGTATTGGCCGATCATTGTCGCGGCGGCGAAGGTCTGCCCTGTCGTCCCGCGCTTGAAGATCAGATAGCGGGTGTTGTCGTTGGCCGCCTTCGCGCTGACTGTCACCGTGCCCGACGCGTTGCTGGTCGTCATGTTGACCGGCACACCAGGCGCGGTCGGATCAACCGTTGCCGTGACGTTGGCGGTGACCGACCAATTCCCGTAGTCGCCATCCGACGCGATGAAAGACGCCTGGATGTCGAGAAGCTGGTTCGACGGCACCACGTTGGTGCTCATGTCGATGAAGCCGCCAGCCGGGACCGGATTCGGGAACCGCTGCTCGATCCATGGCCCGGGCGTGCCGGATCCTGCATTTGCAAGGCGGTACCGGATGACCGGGATCAGCGTTTCGTCATCTGGATCGATGATGACCACGCGGATGTAGACGCTGTTGCCGTTCGGCTTCGCCTGAACAAGGTTGATCACCGGCGTTGGAATGCCGCCGGCGTCCGTCCTTGGCGGAGTGGCCGGCGGAGACCCCTCCTCAACCGATGGGCTCCACGCGTCGATGTTCGGCGGGTGCTTCATGATGTCCATGACGAACCCGCCCTGGAGCAGCGACAGCACCGATTTCCTGTTCTCGACGATCGCGCCGTCCAGACGCGGCAGCATCTTGGGCGCCTCGAGCTTTACCCAACGGCTGTAGACCGAGTTGATGCCCGACAGCCGGACATTAATCTGGCCCGTCACCTTTTGCTGAAGCCTGAGCCAGTCTCGCTTGCCCAGACGCCGAGCTTGGCGCCATTGCTGCACCCACTGATAGTTGGCTTCCTGAGCGAGGACCCGGCCGGCGATCAGCTGAGCAGGCGTGTCCTCGAAGAAATCCGTGTCTGAGGTGGCATAGCCGATGGCGGGATAGCAGAACTTCGGAATGAGGCGGTTGCACTCGTCCTCAAATAGGACGTCATATTCGATCTGATGGCCGACGATATCGGCGTCGGTCAGGGTCGTTAGATACTTCTCGCGGAACTTCCCGACGATGAAGAGTAGCGCGCCGTCGCCTCGTTCGCAGATCCATCCGTCGCAGGAGGCGAGGATCGCGTTCGTGGCAGCCTTCGGATCGTTCTCGGTCGTGTCGAAGCCGTTGCACTCGTAGCGGCGCTCATTGCCGCCGCCGGCCAGCGGCACCAGCTCGTCGCAGACGTCCGCTTCTTCCTGCCACATGTCGAGCACCGGCAGGATCGCCCGCGTGTAGTCCCGCTTGTGGCCGAACTCGTTGAAGCACTGGTGCCATGCCATGATCAGGGCGGCGTTTCGCGTCCATTGCCATGTTGCCGGGTTCTCCGGATCCTGCAGGGGGTCGCGGAAATCCCAGCAGAGCGCCATGTCGGCCTCGACCGACAATTGCGGCGGCCCGTAGGGAAACGTCTTTTGCTGCCGCTCGGCGTTGGAGCTGGTGCAGATCATCGCGACCGATGCCTGTCCGTCTCCCCGGTGACTGCTCGACCACACGCCTTGGCTGGAAAGTGCCGAAGTGATCGGAGGATAATCCGTCTCCGGGACCAATCCGAGCCGGCTGAGGATCTGGACATTTGTCCTGTAATTAGTGCCCGAGTTGATCGTCCCGTCGCCCTGCAGCGTCACCTCATCGTCGTGAAGCCAGTAGCGATTGATCGATTTAATCCTGTGGCCGGCAATGGCCTGAACGGCAAAAAGCTTCTTGCCAACGGCTTCCCACAGCATGTATGCGCCGGCAACCCGGTTTCTCCCCACCCCCCACCAACGGTAGGGGACCGACTGCATCTTCGGCACCTTGCCATCTTCCGGCTTCGGTGGTCTCGGGGCGAGCAGCGCCTGTATGCCGATCGCGAGGGCTGTGGTTGCGATTGCAGCCGCGCCGGCGCCTAACAGAGCCGCAGTTGTCGCTGAAAACCCCAAGGTCGTGAACAGGCTCGTGAACAGCGGGGTGAAGATCGGATCGTAAAGCGCCGTGCTGCCGCGCAGAAAGCGATCCTGCCATTCCCACCGGTGTTGCTCGAAATAATGGTCTGCCTCTGTCGGCACGCTCTCATAGCCAACTTTAAGACTCATGCAGGCAGCCTCCAGACGGCAACGAACTCGGCCGGCGTCGCGCGGATGCCGGCGGGATGGATGCAGACCCAGAGGGGACCGAAGCGGATAGCTCCGATCTGGGTTTCCACTTGGTCGGCCAGCGTCTCGCCGGTCATGGCCTTGATCAGTCCGATATCGCCCGTCTGCGCCTGCTGGACGCGCTTTGCGCCGATGGGCACCAGATGCGCGTCCATGAACGCCAGTTCGCCTCCATGGCTTGCGATGATGGCGTGGGCCTCGTCCTTGGTACGGTAGGTTCCGCGGAGGTCTGCAGCCGGATCGACCCCGATGCACTTCAAAGCCCATGAGGCTGGGAAGGTCATGCAGTCGTCGCCGCCCACTCCGCCCCATCGAAACCGATGCGGGAGGTCAAGAAATTCGTGAATGTCCATGTAGCCTCAGCTGAAGACCGGCCATTTCGGCTGGATGCCGCGCGCAAGGCGCCCCGTGCCGTCACAGAAAGCGTCGGTCGGATAAAGCGATCGTTGCATTGCGTCGGACCAGAGAACCTTTGCCGGCCTTGATCGGGTATTCTCGCCGGCAACCACCGCCAAGCTGAGCGACAGAGTAGCGCTCTCGCCTTCCCGGATCGGCGCCCTCGCCTCCTTCGGATGTGATGCGATGCCCGTCCAGATCGGGATGATGTTGCTCATCGGCTGATAATACTGGTCGAGCGTCGTCAACCCGACTTGCACCAGCTTTCCGCGCACGGCCGGGATGCTGTCGAGCATCGCCGCACCGGTGGCGGGATCGATACCGGAGACCGAGAAGTCGACCGCGTCGGACGTGCCGTTGACGAGAACCTCGAGTGATGGAACGCCGATCAAGCGGCCGCCGCCCAGGTAAACCGTCCCGTCCGGGTCGATGCCGTCGAATCCGATCGGAACGTCGTTGACGCCGAACCACATATGCAGCGCCGGGTCTGTGTCGATCCGCAGGAACACGCCGAGCTGATGGCTGCCGCGCATTTCCTCGATAACCGCGGCCGGCACATACTGAGAAGAATAGGCCATTCAGAAGGCTTCCGTGAACTGGACAGTCGGCCGCGACGAATACCAGCCTCGATAGGACCAAGGCACCGTGACGCCCTTGGGTAGACGCATGACACAGCGCGGGCGGGCGAGTTCCACTCGCGTCCCGGCGGCTGCCGCCTCCCGCAAAGGAGGGCTTAGCGCCAGCCGATAGACCGGATTGCCTTCATCGCTCTTGTCGATCACATCCCAATGCCGATAGACCCGCCATCCTTTCCTCGGATGGAAGATCGAGAACCAGTCCGACCAGCGAAGGTCACGCGCCGCCCCGTAGACGCGCATGGAAAGGATTCCGGCGTTGAGGGCCGCATTCTCGGTCAACTCGCCGTAGACGGTCGCCTGGGAGTAACCAGCGCCATCGGAGTGCAATGAGCCATCCGAGTGTGGGATACCATTGACGATTGGCCGGCGCGTTCCCTTGATAACGGGGAAAGGCCCGATCTTGTCATTGACGATCGGCACGTTGATGAAGCGAAACCCGCCGTTGAGACGGGCGCCGAGCCAGTTCAGCACCTCGAAACGTTCGTCCGGTCCTTCCAGCACCATCCCGGAATAGGTGGCTGTGATGATCCCGCCGCCGGAAGTTTCGATGCTGATCGGTTCCCCGACCCCGTTGACGCCACCGTCGAGCCCGCTGCCCGGGTTATCGAAGGTCGCCTCGGTCGGTCGCAGAAAGTCGACCGGGAACATCGGCTGGTTGATATATGTCGCCACCGTCAGCCCACCCGTGAATTGAATTTCTTCTGCGTGCTTCCGAAGCTGCCCCGGGCCTGGTCGATCTTGTCCTGATAGAGCGCTTCCTGTGCGCCCTGCCGGGCAAGCTCGCGGACATGCTCGTCGCCGCTTCCGCCGTGGACGTGGATCTCGAGCTTTCGATCTTGCCGAGGGCCATTGTCGTTGCTGCCACCCATCATCTGGGCACTGCGGTTGGTGTTGAAGACCTGAGAGCCTTGCGGAAGGTTGACCAGCTCCGGACCGCGCTCGCCGACAACGGCCAAGCCGCCCGGCGCATAGTTCGTGCCGTCGGCAAACAGGCCGGTGATGCCACCGGACGCCGCGAGCGTGGCTTGCGCGCCGATCGGTTTGAAGCCTCCAAACAGCCCACTGAGCCAGCCGAACAGGCCGCCGCCACCGCCGCCAGCAGCAGCACCACCAGATGCACCCGTCGAAAGGGTATTTCCCAGAGAGCCGAGGCCGGTCCCGAACTTGCCGAGACCGTCCGTCGCGGCGGTTGCTGTTCCTCCGAACTTCGACAGCGCCTGCTCGGCGCCGTCAAGGCGACCTGCGAAGTTATGAGCGCCTTCAGGATTGCCCCACGAGAACCCCTGAGGGCGCTCGAAGCCGGCAAAGGCTGCCGTGGCGCTGCGCACATCCGGCGCGTTCTTGAGCGCGCTCCATGCCCTGCTTTCGGGCCCCATAAGCTCGGAATATGCGAACTGGTGCTGAGCGAGCTCGTTGCCCAGATTTCCCCGGCCGCCGATCGAGGCCATCAGCGATGGAGACCGGTCATTCCACTGGTAGAGGCCGAACGCGTTGCCCGAATCCCCGATCGCCTTGGGATTGAAAGCGCTCTCCGCTTTGATGTTGCCAAGGATGCCGGCGACTTGGTGGTCGGCAAGCCCTTTCGACTTCCAGAAATTCCAGGCCAAGTTGGCCCCGGAACCGGAAAGCGATCCTGCTCCCGCGCTTGAATTGTCATTCGCCGCGCCGCCGATTGCGGCGGTCACCACACTGCCGATACTCGAAACGGAGGAGCCGCCGCTGCCTTTGCCGCCCGTCAGAAGCCCCGCGAAGAGGTTGCCGATGCCGTCGAAGAATTTCTCCCAGAGCTTCGACGCTTCGCTGGTCAGCGCGGATTCGAAGCCTTTCAGAAAGCTCTTGCCGATATCGTGGCTGCCGGAGATCAACTCGCTGCTGAACGCATCGCCGAAGCTTTTGGCAAGCTCCTTTGCCTGCTGCCCGCGCAGTTGCTGGCGAATGGCATTGGCCTCTGGCGAATTCAGGTTCTCGTCGAAGCCGTAACGGTTGAGCGTGCCCGCGACCTGCTGGTCCATCGCGCTGCGCTCTGCCTGGCGCTGCTGAAAGCTGATGTCGAGCCAGAAGTCCGCCTTCGCCTCCTGGGCTCGGCGATATGCTTTTTCCAGGTCGTCGACTTTTTCGGTCTGGTCCTCGATCTCGAAGAAATTCGGCTTCTGGCCGGGGACCGGCACGTTCGTTAGCCGTCCGTCCCCATTGAGGATCGTGGGCGCATCAGGCTCTTGGTCAAGGTCCAGAGGTCGCCGGCCGGGCGTGGGGACATTGGCCGGGATGAAGTCCGACGCGCGATAGGTGCGGCCGCCGTCCGTGAACGTCGAGCCGGCAACGATGTCTTGGACGTTCGTGCCACCGGCGATAGCCTTGATCCACTCGGTTCTTGCCTTCTGCGCAGCTTCCACGCCGCGGTAGATCGAATCCGTCACCTTGTCGAATGCGTCTCGGAAGTCGAGAACGGCGGGGACGCCATACTGCGATACCGCATTCGCCAATTGCTGCTGAACGCGGTTGAGGTCAGCCATCGAGGCCGTCCCGTCATTCAGCCTGTCGCGCAGATCGCCCCACGCCTGGCGCAAATCGCGGATGATGACGGCGTTTTGCGGATCACCCTGCAGGGCGCGGAAGGCGGCCACACCCTGCTTCTGGATGGAGTCGAGGTTCTTCGAAAGACCATCAAGTTCGCGGCCGGCAAGGATTTCACCGGCCTGGCGGCCCTGCGTGAGCTTGTCGGCTCGGTCCAGCTGGTCGACATAAGCTTTCAGCGCAGGAGTGGCATCGCCCCATAGATCTGCCGCGCGCCGGATAACCTCGTTCTGCTCCTCGAAAAGCTTCTTGGTCTTGCCAGTGCCGCTTTCGGCCGTGGTGAAATACTGAACCAGCGCAGCAACGCCGGCAGTGAGCCCGATAGTCACGAGCGACACCGGGTTGATCAGCGAGCCGAAGGCCGCAGCGAGGCCCGCGACCGGTCGCTCCATGGTGCCGAGCACCGAAGCCAGTTGCGTGCCCTGCTGCAGGCCGATCATGAGCGGATTCATGCCCATGGCCGCGGTAACGGCGATATCCTGAAACTGGTAGCCCGCATTGATGCCGGCGGCGCGCTGGGAACCCGATACGCCGTTGTTGCTGTTTGCGGCTTTCACGGCGGCGCCGGCGGACGCGGCAGAGGTTCGCAGCTTCTCGTAGGCTTGGCGCTCCTTTTCGAGAGCCTGCGTCATCTGCTGGGCATTGATGGCGCCGATCTTGTGAGCGCGCTCGATCTCGGAAACCGCTGCTTGATAAGACCGGGTCGCCTGGGCCAACGGCTGATACTTCATCGTCAGACGCTCGACTTCCATCCGGAAGGCGCGGACATGGTCATCCTGATCGGCCAGAGACTTCGCCATGCGCTCCATGGGAGGAGCGGCCTTGTTGGCACCGTCACCCGCACGCGAAAGAGCGCCGCCAAGCGATGCGGCCTCACTCTTGAGCTTGTCGGCAGCCTGCTGGGTACGGTTCGCAGCGGAGGTCAGCCGGTCAAGATCGGCGGCCGCAGATGATGCCTGGGAGCTATCGATCTTGAAGCCAAGCGTTGCTTCGGTCATCAGTCACTTCCGTTTATTGGGGAAAATGGCGTCGAACAGGCGGCTCGTGAGCGGGCGCTCCGATACCTGCTGATCCGGCTCTTCCTTATCGACGACCTTCTGCGCCAGGATCTCGCGGCGCTTCAGGTCCATGGCGATGATGGCGTCAAGCTGCCATTGAAGGAGTGTCACGCCGCGGAGACGAGACCATTCCCCGATGGCCTGAAACCCGATCGGATTGGCGCCGAAGCCATTCCCTGACCGCTGGCAGTCGAGTTCGCGGAACCAGTACCAGATCTGCTCCCCGGCAACCGGCACCGCGATTTTCTTTCCCTCATGCTGATCGACGATGAGGCGGCAAAGCCTCTCGATCAGCTTTTGGTAAAAGAGCTGCGGCGAACCGCCCTCACCTCTACCTGGTCACGGATGATCCGGAACTTCGCATAGAGGTTCCTGACGTTCTCTTCCGAAAACGGGATGACCTGGCCGCCGATCTTCGGGTTCGGCGACCAGTGCGTCGTCGACTTGGCGAGGATCGCGATCATGCGGTCATCGGAGTCGTCAGTTGCCGCGTCAAGGCTCGATCGCTCTGCTGCCTTCTTGGCGAACTCGGCAGCGACATCGCGCATGGCCTTTTGCATGCGATCGCTATCCGGGCCGACAAAGCCGATCTTGAGACCGATCGGCTCGCCCTTCTCGTTGAGGATTTCGATCTCGATGCCCTCTTCCTGCGACTGGATGAGGGATTCAAGGCCGGAGAGGTCGGCGAATGCTTCATCGCTCATCAAGCACCACCTACCGGCGCCACGGTGATGACCGGGCTGTTGATTTCGACGTTGCCCTGCAGCAGGCGAGCCGTATTCGCCCCGCCGCCGTTCTCCTGAGCCGTCATGACGATACCGTAGAAGAACTTGGTGGTGCCGCTGGGAACGGTCGAGATCGTGTGGACGCCGGACTGCGTGCCGGTGGTCGTGATGGCCGCGCCGCCCGGAGTGGCGGACAGCGTGATCGTGTTGGCGTCCGTGACGGTCTTCACATAATAGGTGGTGCCGGCAGTCAGGCCCGTCGGCAGCGCGCCGGTGGTCGCGAGCTTGACCGGGTCGTTGACCTGGCGGCCGTGGCCGGTCCACGTGACCACGCCGGGCGCCGCGATCGTGATCGTGGCCGTGCCGGAGACGACAGGCGGCGCATCATCGAAGGCCAGCTTGAAGGGATAGTTGAAATCCGTGTTCTCGGCAGCGATCAGCGCGATCTGGCCGGGATCGTTCGGCATGATGATGAAGTTGTTCTGCATCGAGCCAGCATTGCGCGTTCCCTTTGCCTTCAGCGTGCGGCCGGAGGAAATCACGTCTTCCGAGATGAGCGTCGCGGCATCGCCGATCGCGCCCATTGTCTGCCAGCCCTTGAGCTCGGTCCAGGTGACGGAAGCGAAGTCGGTAGCATCGATGTCGGCATCGTCGGGAACGGTGTTGACGGCAGGGCCGATATAGATCTTGGCACCTGCAACCGGGTAAAGCTGCGGCATGTTGGTAACCTCTCATGTCTGATTGCGCACTTGCCTAAGGTGCAATGAGGCAGGCCAATCAGGCCGGAACTTGCGGGTAGCAGAGCCACCGCGTGGTGACGGGTATGTTGTGGTGCGTCTCACCGGTGACGAGGACACCGATTTCCGGATCCTCGTCGATGCGGACTTGGGTATCGAAGCGATAAAGCTTCGTGCCGCGGCGGAAGTGCTCCCGGAGCCCGCCGGCGAGATTGTAGCCATCGACGATCGCCGAACCCTTCGGCCACATGACGTTGGTGCGCAGAAAGCCTTGCCTGATCGGGTCCATGACCAGAGACAGATCCGTCTCGATCGAGCGGTTGAAGTGGACCTCGACGCTGATGAACTTGCTCTGGGCCGTCGGCGTGAACGAGACGCCCGGCAGGACCATCGTGACGCCGGCGGGCGGCGCAAACTCCTGGCACCGGATCAGCAGCGCCTGGTAGATTTTCATTTCCACTGTGTCGGCCATCTGCTAACCCTTGGCCCATGGCCCATAATCACCCGCTCAGCGACGAGGAAGTCTATGACCTGATCCATCAGGCGCTGGCGTCATTGCTGAACAAGACGGTGCGGACGAAGCACGCCCAAGACGTGCTATCGATGGCCATCCGAGACCTCTCTATCATTCAGACGGCGTTTCTGACGCTCTCCGAGGGCGTCAAGCTGCCTCAAATCGATCGCGAACAGTCGCCTCGGCCTGAGTGACGATCTGCGGCCAGCGCTGCGCCACCGCATCGACGAAACCATATCCCGCCTGATGGTAGGTGCGGCCCAGGCTGTCAGTCCCGACGAAGCCGTAATTCATGCGAGCAGCATAGGCTGCCTGAAATCCGAGGTAGACCGTTGAGCCGAGTTCGGCGCCGGCTATCACCAGTTCCAACCCGCTATCCGCGAACGTCTCTTTGCCTTCCTTGATGGTCGGCATGGCTGAGGTGGACGCCATCAGCGAGCGGCGCAGATTGCCCGTCTTCACCGGCATCCGGCCGCCCTCGGCAACTGCCGTCCGGACCTCATTGGCGACGGTCTGGGCTGCGGTCTGAAACACGGCTTCCGCGGCGCCCTCGACTTGTCGGCACCATTCGGAAACCTCAGCGGCAAAGGACATCAGCGGCCTCGCGAGCGCGCGAACGCTTCGGCGAAATTGAAATTGTATTCGACATCGCACCTGCAGCCGGCGACCTCAGATGCACCGGCGCCGAGCGACGTGTCCCCCGGGTAGCGCAACAGGGCGCCCGATGGAGACTGAAATGGAACGTCCATGCCGGTCACTTCCGTGGCGTTGAGCACCTGGTGTGTGTGCCTCACCTTCCGATCGCCGGCCGATCGCCACTTGCGGGTGACCAGGCTGGCATCCCGGTTTGACTTCGACAGCGCCTGCTGGAAAGCCTCATGCTTCGACGACATCACGGCCGAAAGCGTCTCGGTTCTTGCCACCATCTCGCCGCGCAGGCGCAGATTGCGGTCGCGGAGGCGCATCAGCACCTTGTTCAGTGTGTCAGCATCGAGCGGCTTGCCTGCGGCAATGGCGCGCTGCACGGCCTTGTCGAGCCGCTTGTCTCGGGTCTTGAGCGTCAGATACTTCCGCATCAACGCCGGGTCGCCCGACAACAGATTGATCCGCGTGCGCTCGATAAGCTCGGCTTGCGGACCGTTGAGCCCGAGGACGCCGCCCTCTCTCCTACCAGTGGTCGCCGACTTCCGACCCACCAAGTCGAGCGCGATCGTGTTCGGCCCTGCCCCTTGGGCATATGCTGCCACGATGGTCTGACGGACCGCGACGACCGTCTGCTCGGTGATGTTGGTGATCATCGTCGAGGACAGATTGCGGATGTTCGCCTCTGCCCCCTGGTTGCTGATGTCCCAGCGGAAGACGACCCGTGCGCCCATCGGATCTGACAGACGCGGCATGTTCTGAGCAGTCAGAGCGCCGCCGGCATCATAGGCCTGCCTCAGCGCCTCGGAGAGCGGCCGGAAGGCAGCTGGGTCGATATGCAGGGCTTGGATCGCCCCTTCGACGTCCCGCACTTCCAGGCGGGCCACGACCTCGCGCAGCACCAGCTCGCTCTTGATTTCGTCGATCGCGGCAAGGAATGCGTTTTCGAGCGATAGCGACAACCCGTCGATGAGATCGAGAAGCTGTTGGCGAAGGGTGGCCATTATTCGGCGTCAGAGCCCTTGCTGGTCTTCTTCGGCGCCGGCTGCTCTTCCTTGAGGATTTCGCCGATACCGAGCGTCTCCAGGCCGTCGGCCTCGGCCTGGGGGATATCGAGAATCACACCCGGCTTGCGAGCCTTGTAGCTGCGATGCAGGAGCACTTTCGTCATGTGGCTGTCCTTCCTTGGCAGATGAAGACGACATTGACCTGGCCGTCGTAGTTGTTCGGATCGTCGTGGACGATGTGATATTCCGTGCCATCGGCCCCGATCACGAGATCGCCGACCTTCGGCGAGACCACCATGCCGATCGAGCCGATGTAGAGCTGCTTGTCGGACGCGAGGACGTTCGTGCCGTCGACGTAGCGACGGTCATAGTTGGCCGGGAACAGGCGGCAGTCGTAATTGGTAGGCGTGCCGTCGCCACCGGTGACGGGGTCAGGCGGCGTTACGCGGCGGATCTTACCTGGCTGGCCATATTTCGTGATCAGGCGCTGCGCGGTTGCCTGCAGTCGCGTGAAGAGCGGATCAGTCACAGCGAGAGCCACCGATCGACATGATGCCGAGATAGACGAGATCCTCGCAGCGCAGGTAAGGCGCGAGCATCCCGTCCACGATCGAGATCAGCGGCGTGATGCCGGCGGCAGTGCCGTCGGATTGGGCGCTCTGATATTCCACTTCGAGCTGGCCGACCTTCTCACGTTTGACAGTGGACGAGACCGAACCGACCACCGACAGCGAACCGGGCGACACAGCTTCCTGATATGCCGCCTGGTACGAAGCATTGATGACGGCCGCCGGCACCACGTCGGAAGGCAAGAGTTTGCCGTTGACGATTGCGCCCTCGCGCGGCCACTGCCGCTCTTGTGAGGCATCAACCACCGACCCGAGGAAACGAGCGCCATAGACCGCGTCGATATAGTTGCTGCCACGGTTGCGCAGGACGGCCGCTGACGGCGGCGTCGGGTCTGCCGGCAGGGAATAGCCATTGTCAGCCAGCCAGGCCGTGAAGCCTGCATCGTCGCCGTATCCAGCCATTTTCGATTATCCATTCTGTTCTGGACAGGAGGCGTGATTACGCCAGCGGCCGCGAGGGTCGCGGCCTTTGCAGTGATTGCCGTGGTCTACGTTGTGGGTGCGGGCGATCAGGTCGCCGTTGCGACGATCGGCGGACCATCAGGCCTGCGATCGGAGAAACGTGATTTAGCCCATTCGTTGATCGGCAGCTCGAAGAAATTGTACGACAGGGATGCCAGGGCAACAGTGACTGGCAACGCCAGCAGCAGAAGAAGAGCGAAGGTGACGCGCGATTGAGAGAACCCCATCTGTTGCAATTCGTACGCCCATAGGAGCAGCAGCGGCTGATGGATCACATAGAATCCATATGACCGCACCCCGAGGTAAACCAGAGCCGGCGCCTTCAGGACACGCCGCATGATCTGCGCGACCGGGTTGCTCTCCCAAACGACACCAAGAACTGCAATTGTCCAGATCGAAGCCGGTATGAGATCTCTCGACGAAGCCAGAAACAGCGCAGCGCCGACGAAGATGAGGCGCGGTTCTTTTCGAAGCTCATCGAGATATAGCGCCGTCAGGATGCCCACCACGAACATCGAAAGTCTCATCGGAAGAAACGATGGGATTTGGTCGAAGTGCCCTCTGAACAGGTTGGGGCCTAGAATGCCGAGCGCTACCAGAACCGCAGCACTCACCCATCGCTTCTCCGGAGCGCGGCAGATCGCGACCATGATCGGGGCTACGAGATAGAACTGCCATTCGAGCGACAAGCTCCACAGAGGGCCGTTGAATGCAAGGGAGGCTCCATAGAGAAACGTATCGGGAACCGCGCCATGCAACAGCGTCAGGTGCGCTATCAGATGAGAGTAAAACCCGATCTCCTCACCATCCGTTCTCATCAGGATACGCGCTAGCGATGGCTGATCGGACCATGGCAGTTGCTGCATTACCAAGGGGAACAGGTGAGAAGTCGAAATTCCAAGGATCAATGCCACGAGGTAGATCGGATAAATGCGAAAGAACCTTTTCGCCAAGTATCCGGTATAGGTGCTTTGACTTCTAACAAGCGAAGTGGTGATGGCGAAGCCGCTCAGCATGATGAAAACGGAGACGGCGTGACCACCTTGAGAAAGGAAACTGAAGATCCTCCCCTCTCTTAAGCCTGCAAGAAAAAGAACATGCCCGATGAATACCCACATGGCCATAAGCCACCGAAGTCCATCGAACTCTTTGACCACCTTCATCGCCCCGACCCCAACGTTAAATAATGGTAATGTTTAAGACCGGGGCGACGAGATATTTGCAAGTCCCATTTCTTGGGATGACCTGCTTTCTCCCAACTATATTAGTTCGTCCATTTCGCAGAGAGGTAGGATTCAGCAACACCGATCTTGCCATCGGATGCCGTCACCGTTCCGTCCATGAGGAGGATTTCACCGACAGCGCCGCCAAACGCGACGGCTGCGGTGTAAGCGTTCGCTTGGTCGTCGTACCGACCACCGATCGACAGCCGGTTGACCGTGACCGGAGCCGAGTTGAGGGCGCCGTGATCGAGAACGACAGTGCCGTTGACGCGGATGGTGACGAATTGGCCTTCGAAGCACCATGTCACGATATACCACTGGTCCGCGGTGACGATGGTGTCGGCCGACTGATTCTGCGTCAGAGTGCCGGCAACGTTTCGCCCCATGCCGACGTTGTTGGTCGAGCCGAACGAACCGCGGATGTAGTTGGCAACGTTGCTGGCATCAGGAGAGAATGACCAGGGCGTGACCGATACACCGGGAGTACCGCGCTTCACCGCCATGATGAGAGTAAACGCGTTGTCGTCACCCGAGGCTTCAGCAACGACGGTCGCATTCGCGGTGTAAAGATAATCGATGTTCGCGGTGACGAACTTGATATCCTTTTTGCCGTTGGCGTCAGTTAGATATTCCGGCGTCTGGGCGCCGACGCTGTTTGCCAGGGCCGCACCGAGCTTTTTGCCGACGAACGCCTGCACCGATGATGTGCCGGCGACAGCCTGCGTGGTTGCCGCCGCATCGCTGAACACCGTGGTATTGTCGTTTGCGTCCCACCACTCGACCACCTTAGCCTCTGTGGCCGGATTGAAGGTCGACGAGACCGTCTTGCTCGCGGTTGCGCTCTTGCTCTGCCCGACCGAGTTGGTGACGGTGACGGTGACGCTGTAAGTGCCGGCGACCGCGGTGCCGGTAATGCGGCCGGTTGCGTCGCTATACGAGAGGCCGGAGCCCGAGAGACCGCTGACGCTGATCGTCTTGGCCTTGCTCGCGCCATTGCTGACGAGAACGCCGCAATCCTGCAGGGCATACAGATCGATGTTGACGCTTTCTCCAGCCACGCCAAGTTCTGGAACGACAGGATTTGGCCCGACATTCACCGCAAAACGCAGCGGCCGGCCGGCGCTACCGTTCTTCCAGCCCGCCAAGACGAAATTCAGTCGCCCGGTTTTCCCGGAGGTGATGTTGACCGTTACCTGCCGGGTCCCGCTGTTGTAGCTGACGCCGGTCGGGAACTGCGAATAGACGGCCGCATGCGTGACGCCCGGTTCGTTCTCCTCGTTATAAACAACCTGCAAATATTCGGATACCGAGGCATCGCCCCAGATCGCCAGCGCGCTCGGGAGCGTGAAAGTGACGCTCGATCCATAGTCGACGTTAACGTCGGCGACGGTCACGAGCGGCGCGAAGCTCGGCTTTCCAGCGCGCGACCAGACGCGGATCCAGTCGACATCGATCTGCGCGCCATCGGCGTCAGCGTTCCATGCCGATTGGCTGTAGGCATCGCCATCGAAGCTCGGGTTGAAGATGTGGCTCGAGATGATGGGATATTGCGGCTTGTCTTTGTCGTTGCCGCCATTCAGCGTGCCGTTCAGGACGCCGTCGATGAAGCGCCTGGCGTTCGTCTTGTTGAAGATAAAGCTGACAGTATGCCACTGCCCATCATGGTCGACCTGCGTGCCGGAACTCGATGCCGTCGTGCTGCCGGCCGTCCAGAGGTTCTTGTTAAATTTCGCGCCGAGAGAAGTACCCTCGTGGTCAAATTCGTCGGAGTCGATCGGCTGCACGGGCGTAAGCGACTGCACCCATACCGTCGGATGCCAGCCGGCCGGCGCGCCGGACGACATCTTCACGCGTGCCTCGAAGATGACATCCTCGGATCCAGCCACTCCGGGGTACCAATACATGGCGCCGGCGCCCGAGATCATCGCTGAAACTTCATTGCGAACAACGCCATTGGCGAGCGCCATATGAGCCTGCTCGCCGGAAGTTGCCTTGCGGGATTGCAGCGTGAGCACGCTCGCCGAGAGTGACAGGTTGTTGAAGCCGACAGGAACTCCGCGGCCGCTGTCGTTGTGGCCGGTGAAGAAGGGATCCGTGTCGAACATGGTGCCGAGTGCACCATCCGATCCTCGAGCACCAGGGCCATAGGTTCTGGTCGGGAAGTATTTGCCTCGAGGCGTGGCCGGCCCCACAAGGTCGAGGGCGGTGAACTCATCGCCATCGCTCAAAGTGTAACCTTCGTAGATGGTGCCGACCGCCCCGGCCGCGCCAATGGCAATGCCGCCGATCACATTGGACGGAGAATTGCTGGACGAACCGATCACTCCGGCCCCGACCAGAGCAGCAACAAGATTCGGTGAAAGGGCCATCGGTTATCTCCTTGGCTGCTCTGGTGATTGGGAAAGACGATCAGTCTTTCTTGTGAAGGTCGGCGAAAGCCGCTTTGTCTTCGTCGGACAGCTCATCAAAGCCGGCGACATCGTCCTTGCGGAGCGACTTCGAAACTTCCTCGCCGTCCTTGGTGATGACGAACCAGCCAGGGGACTTGTCCTGAACCGCATAGCCCGTAGCGGATGCAGGGTTTGTGACAGCAGTCTTGCCCTCGGTGGAGCCGGAAACGACCTCGTAGCGGCCGGCCCAGTCGGTCGGTTCCTTGGTGACGTCGATTTCCGTGCCGATCGGGATCTCGCCGCTCGGGTTTTCTTCGCTCGGCTTGCCATAGAGACCGGACGAGGTTGCGCCCTTGAACGGCGCGATGATCTTGATGCGCATGGTGGGCCTCCTTCGGCCATTGCTTGATGAGGGGAAAGCCCCGCCCGAAGGCGAGGCAGGTCATCAGGTGCTGACGCTGTAGAAGACGCCCGAGCGACCGTTGATGTCGGCGCGGATTTCGATGCCCAGCGCGTTCATGACGAGGAACTGATAGTTCGCCGTCGGCGTGTTGCGGGGCATCGCCGTGGTGTTGGTCGCCATACCGATCAGCGGGCGGATGTACTCCGCCGAGGGCACAAAGCCGAAGAACTGGTTGCCCGTCAGTTCAAAGGACACCGCGATCTTGTTGATGCGGCGGTTCAGCAGAAGCTGCGACAGGCGCGTGCCGAGCGTGATGCCGGCCGCCGTGTTGACCTGGCGATCGAGGTTTCGTGCGATCTCCGGGGAGATATACAGGTTGACCTTGCCGGCGATGTAGTTCGCATCAAGCATGGCGCCGAACGGGCCATTGAAGAATGCGTCGATCGCCGGCCAGTCGGCCGTGGTGAGGTCGATGTTATTGCCGGACGGACCGATGTTGATCGACTTCGAGTATGGCGAGGTCTTGATGCCGTACCCCGTGTAGCCCTGGAAGACGATGTTGGCATCGCCGTTCAGGACATAGAGGGCGTTGTCGCGGCGAATCTTCGCCGTGATGGCTTCCTGGTCGTCGGAAAGAGCATCGAAGTTCTCGGACTGCAGGGTATTCCACTCGCGCCACTCGCGGCCGTAGCCGGACGAGAAGATCGGCACGGGCGTCCCGCGGTAGTCATAGGCGACCTTGTCGAGGCCGACCGGGACCTGACCGGAGATCGACCGCACGACCGCGCCGGCATCACCAGAGACGCGATTGAGCGCCACGATCTTACCGATGTTGACCGTACGGGCGAGCGGCATGAGGTCCGCCATCCAGATCTGGCCTTCATCAGCGCGCATGACGCGGCGGGTCGTATCGTCGAGATCAAACCAGGCATCGCGCGGCAGGACCGCAGAAGCGTTCTGCAGCTCTGCGAAGTGACCTTCCACATTGTGGAAGTGCTGGCGCTCGGCGGAGACTTCTCCCCACCACTGCGCATGCGCCGCGGAGTTCGCGACAAGCTGCTCGTCGAAGTAACGCATGTCGGTTTCTCCTTATGCGAAGGTGTAGCCCTTGGCAGCGCGGACGCTGACAAGCTGGTCTGCACCAGAGGTGTTGTTGTAGGTCTCGTTCGCGAACGCGACGACGAACGTGCCGGTGGTGGCAGGAATGAACTTGCCAGCAGCGTTGACCGAAAGAGCGGCATCCTGCGTGATGCTGGTGCCGGTCGGGACGCGGACGCGGAAGAGCTGCTCGTCGAGCAGTTCCATGCCGATGATCCGGTCGTTCGCGGGCCAGGCATCGTCAACGCCCTTCATGGCGAGATAATTGTCTTGGGCAACGAACATGCGGCCCTTGCTGGAAGCATTCGCCTGGACGAACGCGCCGGAGGTGCGGACGAGCGCCGTGCCGGGAAGAACCGCCGTGGTGCAGACGGCTTCGTGCACCTGCGGCTTAACTTCCTCGACCGGGCCGCCGTAGATCTTGTTGTAGCGGGCCATGTTACTTGTCTCCCTTCGGAAGCTTGAAGCCTTCGGACTTCTCGCCGCCGCCGTTGAAGGCAGAGTTGAGGCCGACGGCGCGCTGCGTTTCGGTCTTCGGCGCCAGGGCGCGCAGCGTGGCGAGCGGGGTTGCCTTTGCCGTGGCCTCGTCGAGGATCTTGGCGTTGATGACCTTAGTGACGAGCTCGGCGTGCTCGGCGTCATCCTTAGCCTTCTGGTTGGCGACCATCTCGGCCTGTGCGTCGAGCACCGGCTTGAGGGCGGCGGTTACGGAGTTGGCGATCGTCTCGCCAATCTTCGCCATGCTTCCCGAGAGGGCTTTGACCTCATCGGAAAGCGACTTGAACTGCTCGTCGGTGACAGGCATCTCGTCTTCCTTCGTGTTGGTTGAGGATTCCCGCTCGTTG